GACTCCTATGTCGGTCCAGTTGAGTTGGGTACAGAACCCTACTGGATCCTCAACGGTGAAAAGTTCTCCAAGAAGAACCTCAAGTATTCCCCAGCCCTCTTGAAGATCTTTGATGAAATCCTGGTCAATGCTATTGACCGCAACTCTCTCCACCCCAAACATGTCAGTTCCATCTCCGTCGCCATCGATAAGGGGTCGGGGTCCGTGACCATCGAGAATAATGGTCCTCTCGGTGGTATTTCTGTAAAAATGCATGAGAAAGAGGGTCTATGGAACCCTGAACTCGTCTTTGGACACCTCCTCACAAGTACCAATTATGATGATACCCAAAAGCGTATCGTCGGTGGTCGCAATGGCTACGGTGCCAAATTGGCGAACATCTACTCCACCGACTTTTCCGTGGTCATCAAGGACCATGAGACGAAGCAAACCTATACCCAATCGTGGTCGAAGAATATGACTGTCTGTGACCCCCCTAAAATCAAAAAATATTCAGCTGCTACGTCATCTGTCGCCATCACTTTCACTCCCGAGTGGAAACGTTTCGGGATGTCCAAGATGGACGATACCATTTATAACATCTTCCAAAAACGGGTTTGGGATGCGAATATCTGTACCACCCAAAACTGTAAAGTGAAGTTCAATGATGACGTGCTCACCAAACAGACATTTGAAGCATATGCTAAGATGCATGAGGGTGTTGAAGAGGTGTGCTCTATTAATACCGATCGGTGGTCAGTGTGTATTGGACCCGCTGAAAATGGAATGGAGCAGGTTTCATTCGTGAATGGACTCTGCACCAATAAGGGTGGAACCCATGTCGATCACGCAGCAAACCTTATCGCAAATGGTATCATCGATGAAATGGCGAAGAAGATTAAGTTGAAACCTCAACAAGTCAAGAATACTTTTACTATCTTTGTTAAGGCAACCCTCGAGAATCCAACCTTCTCCAGTCAAGTGAAGTCTGAGTGTACCTCAAAGTCTCAAAGTTTTGGGAGTAAGTTTGAAGCACCTAAAAGTTTTATCAAGAACGCGCTCAAGACTGGAATCGCTGATGAACTCCTGGCACTCTCCAGGTTTAAGGAGATGAAGGAACTCCAGAAGTCTGATGGTGCCCGCAAGTCTACTATCACAGGTATCCCCAAGTTGGATGATGCGAATAAGGCGGGAACCAAACATTCGAAAGAGTGTACCCTCATCGTAACCGAGGGTGACTCTGCAAAGACTTTGGCGGTCGCCGGTCTCTCGGTGGTTGGTAGGGACCACTATGGTGTATTCCCACTCCGTGGTAAGTGTAAGAATGTGAGGGATGTCTCTGTGTCGCAACTCACATCGAACCAGGAGTTCAATGACCTCAAGAAGATTTTGGGTCTCCAACAGGGTAAGGATTATAAGGATCTCTCAGAGCTTCGCTATGGACGCTTAATGATCATGACCGATGCTGATAACGATGGGTCTCACATCAAGGGTCTCATCCTAAACATGATTCATTATTTCTGGCCGAGCCTCCTCAAGCTTAACTTTGTGGTGAGTATGGTGACACCAATCATCAAGGCGACAAAGGGTTCTAGTGTAAAGTCTTTCTACACAGACTCTGCGTTTAGGACCTGGTATGGTGATGGTAAGGCTGGGTGGAAAGTCAAGTACTATAAGGGTTTGGGTACTTCCACATCGGCGGAGGCTCGTGAGTACTTCAAACAGATTCAGGATCTCACTGTTCGATTTGATATGGATAAGATGACAGATGCCTCGATCATTCTCGCATTCGATAAGAAGAAGGCGGATGCTCGAAAAGTATGGCTTCTCGAGAATACAGCAAAGGATGCTGACCAACTTGAAGTACCCTACGGAAGTGTGAAACAGTTGGACATCACAGACTTTGTGCATAAGGATTTGGTGAACTTCAGTCTCGCAGATCTCAAGCGTTCCATCGCACACATGGCTGATGGTCTCAAGCCATCGCAACGTAAGGTTATGTACGCTTGCTTCAAGAAGAATCTCAAGGATGAGATGAAGGTTGCTCAATTGGCCGCATTTGTAGCTGAAAAGAGTGCGTATCACCACGGTGAAGTTTCTCTCGCGGATACGATTGTGAAGTTGGCGAACGATTATGTGGGGTCTAACAATATCAATCTTTTGGAGCCCTGTGGTCAATTTGGTACGAGGCTTATGGGTGGTAAGGATGCGTCCCAAACGAGGTATATCTTCACTAGGCTCACCAAGGATGCGAGGAAGCTCTTCGATCCCAAGGATGATGCAATTCTCAACTATTTGGATGATGATGGACGCTCCATCGAACCCGACTTTTACATGCCCACCTTACCAATGGTTTTGGTCAATGGGACTGAAGGTATTGGTACAGGTTTCAGTTGCTATGTACCACCTTTCAACCCCGAGGATATCAAGGCGAACATCAAACGGATTTTGAGTGGTGATGAAATTGTTCCTATGCGACCCTGGTTCAGGGGTTTCAAGGGGGTGGTGCACAAGGAGGAAGACACATGGATGATGGAAGGTGTATGGAATTGGTCCGGAACCAATATTGTGGTCACCGAATTACCACCCGGACGATGGACCCAAGACTATAAGGAGTACCTCGACGGTCTCGTGGAAAAGAAGATGATTGGGGGGTACACCAATAACTCTACCACAGATGATGTTCATTTTGAAATCATGGACTATGCAGGGAAAGATTTACTCAAAGATCTCAAGTTGAGAAAGACATTCCGTGTCTCAAACATGCACCTCTTTCACCCAACGAAGGGTATTCACAAGTATGCGAGCCCTGAAGAGATTCTAACAGACTTTGTGGAACTCCGCATAGAGCATTATAAGAAGCGTAAGGCACATCTCATCGATGTCCTCGAGAAGCGGACGGAAATGTGTGACCATAAATCAAAGTTTGTATCAATGGTCATTGAGGGGAAGTTAGTGGTGTTCAAAAGGAAGAAGGTAGAATTAGAGAATGAGATGTCCTCTATCTTTCCTAAGATTGATGGAAACTTGGACTATCTCCTCAATACGAGGACGGTTGAATACACAGAGGAACGCGTAAAAGCGCTGATGACGGAAGCGGCACAGGCGAAAGAGGATCTGGAAAAGATGTTGAAGATTAGTCACATTACGATGTGGAAGAATGATATTAAAAATATGTGAGCAGTAAGTAGATATGGGTGAGGCTGCTAAAATTTCCCTCAAAGCTATTGGAAAGCAGGATACACACCTCCTTTCCAAAGACCCTGAAGAATCATTGTTTAAATATAATGACAATATGAGACACTCCGAATTTCGGAAGTATCATAATGTACACACAGTAAACGCAGGCGTTTCACCTTCATGGCCTTTCGGTGAAACGGTTCGTGTCGAATTGAAACCACAAAATATGGGGGATCTCTTAAATAATATATGGATTCAAATGGAATTGCCGGACTGGAATAATGAGGATATTACATTCAATGAGACGACACAAAAAGTTTTATTTGGTGGTAAAACGTTGCTCGAATTCGGGTACGATACGTTTAGTAAGTGGTGGTTAGCAGGTGCACCAAATGCAGTTGGAGTTATTTTTTCTAATTTCTTATTTCCAGATTTCGAATCTTTTTTATCATTTGAAAGGCAGTTTAATACTTTACTTCTCACGACATTTCCAGTGGGACTATTTACCAATACACCCAATAATGTATATGTCGCTCTATTAGATATTATATCTGGTAGAGTAAAACCAGGGAGTCAACTAGTTACTGCGTTAGGGATTGATATAAATAGTTACACATTTAGTCTCGATATACTTAATGTACTTAACGGGACTGTAACAATCACACTGCGATCAGAAATTAATACTTTAATTTCGGGTGATATTGTTCAAAGTGTATATAATGTTCTCCCCAACACTGTAAAACAGATCGTCGATGGAGCTATTCCCCCACCCACTTTTACATTACCCGAAATCGCGAATTGGTCGTGGGACATGCAACTACTTGGTCGGAAAATAATCAAAAGTATCAAATTTAAAGTGGATACTCAAATACTCGAAGAAATAACAGCGGATTGGTGTATAATCCATGATAATTTGTACACGAATGATTCACAAAAAATGGCTGCAAATACACTCTATAATAGAAACATCGTCGGTGGTGAGACGAGTCAGCCATCTGGTCAGAAGGCGGCGCAAAGTAATCAACTTTATATCCATATACCATTCTTCTTTTCACATAATTATGCAGGTGATGTCTATTCAGAAAATGTTCAAAATAAGGCTCCATTTCCTCTATGTGCCATTCATAAACAGAAAATTACACTCGAAATTGAATTTTTCAAACAGTCCTTCTTCACCCTCTATAACCAGCGTGTAGATGAAAACAATATTTCCCGGGGTCTACCTGAAAAACCACCATTGAAGCAAATGCCAATTTTCAAAGTCATTACCGAGGAAATTACAATTTCACCAGAAGAACGATTGTATTTCATGAGACCTAACCAAGAATTTATATATGATTTTGTATTCAAACATTCGAGTATTCCCCTCGAACCACAAAAAAGAGAATTTGTATTACAATTGGAGCCGAGTGTCCCAGTCAAATGTTTTCATTGGTTTTTTAGGTACGAAGGATATGAAGATGAAGAGGAGTATCGAAGTTTGCCTGTTGAAAGAGCCGATTATATAAATAAATGGTTCTATTCAACAACCGCGAATCGTTTCAACTTTACTCGCTCACAGATTAACGATACCAATGAACCACATCTCCTAAAACGTGCTTATTTCATATTAAATGATGAACGCATTCCAAATGTATCCAACAACGATAGAGAGTATTTTTTCAGTTATGTCCCTTTACGCTCGAGATTAGCGCGTTCAGCAACCGATGTAACGAGGACGTACGCATTTGAACCACCTTCACCCAATTATTTACTTAATTACATTTACACTTATAATTTCGCATTGTTCCCTAAGAGTACCACACCCTCGGGGTTTCTTGATTTCTCTGCCCTAAATTCAGAAAAGACTAAATTTTATATGGAAATGGTTGATGATATAGGTCTCCAGTTTGGGAATGGATCACGCCTCGAAAACCCAGAGTATAAGTTTCATATGTATTACACAGGGTACAAAACATTATCATTCAATGATGGCTTTTTATTGCAGACTTAAAAAACAAAACGTATAATTAAGTAGAGATGGCAGGAAGACTACGACTAGACAGTTTAGGAACTCAGGATATCCACATAACAGGGAGTCCCACCTATTCTCATTTTTCTGGTATCTTCAAAAAACATACACAATTTGCATTCGATGTGAGAGAAAATCCACTACTCGATGCTAGATTTGGTCAGGAGACAACTTGTATAATCCCGGTGGATATGGGTGATCTTCTCACGAACTTAACACTCCGGTATAAGTTCTTTTCCAAAGTACTCACAGAAGAAACAATCACAGATGAGGACCCGTTCACACCCAATGTTGGTATTCATGCTATCGAATACGCTGATCTTTTTATAGGGGGGACGCATATAGAAAGACTCACAGGTGATTGGATTTATCTGTACCATAAATATCACGCGAGTGACTATAATTTTAGAGATAGTATCGTCCCTCTAACAACTGCGAAGGAACAACCATATGGTAAAAATGATTCCGGTGAATGGAAGTTGAGACAAATGTATATCGATTTACCATTCTACTTTTATAATAATTTACCAGCTTCCGTATTGTTATGTAAACTTGATAAACATGATTGTTATGTTCGAATAAAATTCAGGAGCCTTGATAAACTCTTACGACCATACATAAATGAAAATGATATACAAGCAAATATACAAACAGCATCTCTTTTACCAACCTATGCATACTTGGGTGATGACGAACTGAATTATTTAAAAAGTGCTCCAGTTGACCAGTTGATTACACAGATGCAATTGAGAAGACATGATATACCAAGGACCAAAGATGAAGATGAAATCATTTTACGTTTCCAGCATCCAGTTAAAACAATGTATTTCATAGCAGGAAAGAAATCAAGGAAGTTTTCCTATCAAAATGATAAAGAATTGATTCAGTACATGCTCAATACAAAATTTAAAGAATTGGGGGTAACCCTGAACAATACATCCTTATTCAAGGAATCTTTTTCAAAATTAGTTTATGAAAATTCTCTAACAAATGCATTATCAGGGGTAGGTGGAGATGTTTCATTCCTTGATGGAACATCATTTCAATTACCAACAAGAGACCAAATTGCAAGTTATTCTTTCGCACTTTACCCATTGGATAACAGTCCATCAGGACATTTGAATTTCAGTCGTATAATAGACCAAAGATGTCAAATCAAATTAGATTATTCAGATCCATATTCAGCTGAAGAAGGTGACATCACAGAGGTTCAGATTTATGCGAAGAGTTACAATATACTCCATTATTCGAGTGGATTGAGTGGCTTAAAATATTAATGGTACATAGTACTATATGGCAGGTCGAGTCCAGATTGTAGCGCTTGGTACAATAAGCGACTCTTTAAGTATCGACCCGTCATTTTCTTTTTTTACTAAAAGGTTTAGCAAGTATACAAACTATGCAACTGAAAATTTTAAAATTTCCTTTGCGGAAGGGGTGCATACAGGTGACTTCTTAGAGGTGCCAATTCCACAAAAGTATGGTGATATTTTACAAGATATAACTCTCTCATTCGTAGCCGATCCTAATTCCATTCCAGGTCTTATCGAGGGTGCCGCGTCTAACCTTTTCCCTGTCGATATATTTGGAATTTCAGTTATTGAGTATGTCGAATTGTTTGTGGGTGATCATAAAATTGATACAATCACATCAGATGATATATTCATAGATCGAGAATTGAATATACCCGAATCATACAGGTCCAGTGTGGATGTGTTACATGGCAAGCATTTTCAAGGGAGTTCGGACCGTGAGTTTTTACAAGAGTTTTATGATGGACAGTACAACGTACAAGGGGTAGACCCATTTAGTACAAATGAATATAGAATCCAGATTCCCTTCTACTTTCATCGGCGCCCGGCGCATGGATTTCCTTTATGTTCCATATATGATCAGGAGTTGTTGCTCCGGATAAAACTACGACCGGCCATTGATGTTATATTCGCAACACAGGATAAATTTAATGATACGCTATGGGACCCAGAGGCAAACAATAGAGTAACACGACAGCTCGAATTAAGTAATTTTAAAGTCAATTTGAACCTCGTTCATTTGAATACGGCAGAGCGTTGTATGTTACAGAGTAGACCCTTAGAAATTTTATTTGAGCAGCACCAAAGAAATACATTCTTAATCGAGCCTGAATCCAAAACGGGTAATTTTAAATTGGATTTCAAAAACTGTGTTAAGGAACTCTTCTTTATTGCTAAAAAAACTGGTAAATGGACGGATGAATATATTTCCATTTTGAACCAATTGCACCAACTTGATAATTATTCACCAACTCAGTTTAGAACCCTTGTTACAATCAAACAAAATCCAGTATGGGGGGGTGTTATAGGGGTTGCATTGGACGCACTCGTAGGTGAAGCAGATGTAGACAAACGAAAAGCCGATATAGATGTGATACGTCTGAGTATTTATTGGGGAAATGGAGCACAAATTACTCTCTTGGATGCTTTACTTACCCCATCTGGTGACGATCAGGCTTATGTAACCACTCTCAAGCAATATATTGATACTATACCTACACAAATCAATGTTATACATGTCAATGCAACTGCAGATTTACTTGGTATTCCCGGAACGATTGGTACCCAACGTAGTGATATCATAGACCGTCTCCTCGCCATTCCGAGTATTTGGGGATCGGGGCAAATCAGTAGTTTGAATATATTGAAAACTTCACCTTTGACTAACCTAGAAGAAGAATTACTCATATTAAAACTCCGTGTTTACCTAGAAGCAACTAGTTATTACTTATCTGGTCTAGATACTCTCAAACCTGGGAAAACTGTGCAAATTAGCACTATTAACAAACTCAAAGAATTTCTCAATGCTGCAAAACTTTATTTTGATGGATTAAAAACAACAGTGAAAACAAGTTTGGATGGTTTCCCAAATGAAACAGTCGCACAACGAGGGGCGCGTGTTACGGCGTTACTTACGAAGCCCGTATGGAACAATGAAATTTATACACTCGCGAACAGCTTAACTTCTCTTCCACCCCTGACTGCAGGTAGAGATATCACCATCGATAAATTAAATTCATACGTACAGTCGGTATCCGATGAAATACCGTCGCTCAAATTTAGACTCAGTGTATTAAACGAGGGTGTGAATAAAGTACTTGATAATTTAGGAACCAAAACCGCGGTAGAACGTGACCCAATCATACTTGGTATACTCTCTTTACATGAATGGACCGACATACAAATTGATTACTTAAATTCCTTGCGTATCCCTTCCGGGAACGACGAAGCATTCAGAGTTGCATTAAAAGATTCAGCTACAGGCCTAGATATTATGGAAGGGTATAGTCAGTTCCAACAGAGTCAGATTATAGATGGATTATTACCAGAAAATATTTGGGGAGTAAAATACTTTACACTACTTGATTTACGAGACATTCCACCAGGGCGTACGAGTCCACAACCAAGTCACGCTACTGTAATTAATGGTCTCACTGCTTATCTGGATACCTTATCTACTACAACTACAAGTGTATTGTCTGATCTAACCAGCCTTGAGACTGCTGCAGATGCGAATGCACATAATACTATTGTTACTAACCTACTACAACAGACTAATCTCGATACCATTTGGGGTGGTTACTTCGTGTATTTATTAGATACATTAAAAGATGCAAGTCTCGATGGAACCACTAACGCGACAGAGACAGCTAACATTA